GCAATGTAGATATACCTCAAAATCAATGGCACTCTATTAGCGACGTTTCAATTACAGCTACTAGCACATCTAGTGGGGATAATCATTTTAGAATTATTTGGAGTGTGTCAGGTTCTCAAATGCGAGAAGGTGCTAGATTTTATCTAAAAAATGTAAAAATAGAACAATTTAAATAAACAACAATTTTAATTTAATTTAATTATGGGAAAAAAGAAAGATAAGGTCGTAGACCTAAAGCCAGAGAAGATTACTGACGAGCAGTTGTCAAAACTTCAAAAAGTGGTTTCAGCAATCAATAAACTACAGTTTGATATTGGAAACGCTGAAGTTCAAAAACACGGTTTATTGCACGCTTTGTTTGAAGGTAATAATCAACTTAATGCAATGCAGTCTGAATTTAAAGAAGAATACGGTACAAACGATATCAATATTCAAAATGGCACGATAAATTATAAAGATGATGAGCCATCTGATTCGTAAGATCACGATAGGTAAAGACTACAAGAATGACGCCATGCACTATGCCGTTGGGCAAGAGGTGTATGGCGGTCATACTATTTGCGATATACTTGAAGAGGAAGACAAGTACTCTATTTATATCCGCAAAGAAAAAGCAGTTATACCTTGGAAAGATTTTAATAAAAACATGGCAATATCAGTAGAGTATAACTTAGAATACTAATGCAGTCTCTTTACAACTTTGTTGTAGAACCTATAGGTGAACGATATAATAACTCTAAGAAAGTTGGTGATAAAGAATTAATACTAAACACTGAAGTGTTTAATCACCAGCATGTCAATAGGCTTGCTAGAGTTGTTTCTGTACCTAAATTAGGAGATACAGACATACGGTGTGGAGATGTAGTTGTAGTCCATTTCAACGTGTTTAGGCGTTGGCATGATTTACACGGTAAAGAAAGAAATAGTAGATCTTATTATAAAGAAAATAAATACTTTGTGAATCACGATCAGATATTTCTTTACAAACGCGACAGTAATTGGACTTGTCCTAAAGGTTATTGTTTCATACAACCTATTAAAGACAATAGCGAGTTAAGCGTGGAAACTGAAAAACCTTTAGTTGGTATTGTAAAATATACTGACGGAACTGTTGACATAAAAGATCTAGTTGGTTTTAAACCTAATAGCAAATTTGAGTTTGTTATTGATGGTAAAAGACTTTACAGAGTTATGTCGAATTTTATTACAATTAAATATGAATATCAAGGAGACGAAGAAGAGTATAATCCAAGCTGGGCACAGAGCGGTTGAGGAATTAATTAAAGTAGCTAAAGAAGCTATTGTTGATTCAGATGATGATATATCAGCTGACAGACTCAAGAATGCCGCTGCCACAAAAAAGCTTGCTATCTTCGACGCCTTTGAGATATTAAACAGAATCCAAGAAGAAGAAAATCTTTTAGAGGGTAAAGCACCGGAAGAAGAAAAGAAAAGAGTATTCAAGGGTTTTGCTGAGGGTAGATCTAAATAATGTACGAACAGACTTTATATAAGATAATAGAACCTATAAAGAAAACCACTCTTACCAGACTTAACAGAGGTAAAAAGTGGAAGTACGGTTATAATAAAGAGCATGATATAGTTGTTCTTTCGCACAACGGGGTTATAGGTGATATATACGAAATACAAGGTTTTAAGATAGCTTTACCTAAAGCACCAAAGAACGTGTTTAAGCACGAGAAGAACAAGTGGGTTAAACAAGAATATCCCAAAGAGTTATCTCGTATTAAAAATATATTCGACTGGAGAAATTATCCAGACGAACAAAAAGAAAAGTGGCACGACTATATTGACGAAGAGTTCAGACGTAGAGAAGAAGGATTCTGGTTCACTAACAACGGAGTGCCGACATACATAACAGGTACACATTATATGTACCTACAATGGAGCAAGATTGACGTTGGAGCTCCAGACTTTAGAGAGGCAAACAGACTATTCTTTATATTCTGGGAAGCCTGTAAAGCTGACAAGAGATGCTATGGGATGTGCTACCTTAAAAACCGTCGTTCAGGTTTCTCGTTTATGTCGTCAGCTGAAACAGTTAACTTAGCCACTATATCGAGTGATAGTAGATATGGGATCCTTTCTAAGTCTGGTGCCGATGCGAAGAAAATGTTTACTGATAAAGTTGTACCTATATCAATAAATTACCCGTTCTTCTTTAAACCTATACAAGATGGTATGGATCGTCCAAAATCCGAACTTGCGTATAGAGTTCCAGCTAGTAAGTTTACTCGTAAGAAAATACAAGCAAACGAGCAACTTGAAGAGATAGCAGGTCTTGATACCACAATCGATTGGAAAAATACTGGTGACAATAGCTATGATGGCGAAAAGTTAAACTTGCTAGTACACGACGAAAGTGGTAAGTGGGAAAGACCTGATAACATATTAAACAACTGGCGAGTTACTAAAACCTGTCTAAGGTTAGGTAGTAGAATCGTTGGTAAGTGCATGATGGGTAGTACCAGCAACGCGCTTGATAAAGGTGGGGATAACTTTAAAAAACTGTACAATGATTCTGACGTATCAAGACGAAATGCTAATGGACAAACGAAGTCTGGCCTTTATTCTCTCTTTATCCCAATGGAATGGAACTATGAAGGATTTATTGACGAATACGGACTTCCAGTCTTTGATAATCCAGGTGATGATGTACGATATGGACCAAACGGTGAACTAATAGACGTAGGTGTAGTAACTAATTGGGAGAATGAGGCTGATGGTCTACGAGATGATCAAGACGCGTTAAATGAGTTTTACCGACAGTTCCCTAGAACCGAGGAGCATGCGTTTAGAGACGAGACTAAAAATAGTATATTTAATCTTATAAGGATATACGAACAAATAGATTTTAACGAAGGTAGTAGACACGCGGCGCATACTACTACTGGTAGTTTTCAGTGGGTAAACGGTATAAAAGATAGTAAGGTTATTTTTTATCCTGATCCTACGGGTAGATTCAAAGTAAGTTGGGTTCCTCCAGCCCATTTACAAAATAAACAAATAATAAAAAATGGAATTAAGTACCCTGCTAATGAACACATTGGTGCGTTCGGTTGCGATAGCTATGATATTAGCGGTACTGTTGATGGGAAAGGTTCTAAAGGAGCTCTTCACGGATTAACAAAATTCTCTATGGAAGACGCGCCGTCAAGTACGTTCTTCCTAGAATATATAGCTAGACCACAAACCGCAGAGATGTTTTTTGAAGACGTTTTAATGGCATTAGTTTTTTACGGTATGCCATTGTTAGCAGAGAATAACAAACCAAGATTATTGTATTATCTACGCAGAAGAGGTTATAGAGGATACAGTATGAACAGACCAGATAGAACTTGGAGAAAAATGTCTACAGCAGAGAAGGAGGTTGGCGGTATACCAAACTCTAGTGAAGATGTTAAGCAAGCTCACGCAGCGGCGATTGAGATGTACATCCAAAATCACGTTGGTCATTTAGGAGATGGTAACTATGGTACACTATATTTTAACGATCTACTGAACGATTGGGCAAGATTTGATATTAACAAAAGAACAAAGCACGATGCGTCAATAAGCTCTGGTCTAGCTATTATGGCTTGCAACAGACATTTATACGCACCAAACGCAACTGTAGAAAAACAACCATTAGATTTGAATATAGCAAAATACAACAATGACGGATTCACATCCCAGATAATTAAATAAGTATGGCGGATAATATATATGTAAACTTTCCTTCTCAAGCGGTTTCTGACCTAGAGAAAATGACCCCTGAGTATGGGTTGAAAGTTGCGCGCGCTATTGAAACAGAGTGGTTTAAAGATAACCACGATAATAGATATCGTAGCACACAGCGTAAATTTCACAACTTGAGATTATATGCTAGAGGAGAGCAGTCTATACAAAAATATAAAGACGAATTATCTATTAATGGTGATTTATCATACCTTAATTTAGATTGGAAACCCGTACCTATTATACCTAAGTTTGTAGACATAGTTGTAAACGGTATGTCTGAGAGAATGTTTGATGTTAAGGCGCAATCTCAAGACCAATATGGTGTAAGCAAGCGTACGGAGTATATGGAGTCTATTAAAAGGGATATGGATTCTAAAGTATATAATGATCAAGCCGCTAAGCAGTTTAATATAAATCTATACGAAAATGAACCAGACAAGCTGCCCGATTCAATAGAAGAATTGGACTTACATATGCAGCTTAGTTACAAGCAGGCTGTAGAAATAGCTGAAGAGCAGGCTATTAACGTTTTGTTAAAAGGTAACAACTACGATTCAATTAGACGTAGATTCTTATATGATCTTACGGTATTAGGCATTGGTTGTGTTAAAACGTGTTTTAACTGGAGTGAGGGTGCTACTGTAGAGTATGTGGATCCAGCAAATATTGTTTACTCATACACTGAATCTCCGTATTTTGAAGATATATACTACATAGGAGAAGTAAAAACAATTCCAATTAATGAACTTGCTAGAGAGTTTGATCATCTAACAGAATCTGATTTACAAGATATACATAACACCTCTAGCAAAAGATTTCTAGGTAACAGAAGAGTAGTAGAGTCTGATAATAACAAAGTACAAGTTCTTTACTTTAATTACAAAACATACGCAAACGATGTATATAAGTTAAAGGAAACGAAAACAGGTGGATATAAAGCGATTGAAAAAGACGATACATTTAATCCTCCTCAAGATAAACAAGAAGGATACTCGAGACTTCAGCGAATGGTAGAAGTTGTGTACGAAGGAGCTATGGTTCTAGGTACTGACAAATTGTTAAAATGGTGTAAATGTGAAAACATGATGCGTAGTAAATCTGACTTTAATAAAGTTAAGATGAACTATTCTCTTGTAGCACCGCGTATGTACGAAGGACGTATTGAGTCGTTAGTTAGCAGAATTACTGGTTTTGCTGATATGATTCAATTAACTCATTTAAAGTTACAGCAGGTTATGTCGCGCATGGTTCCTGACGGAGTATACCTTGACGCTGATGGACTTGCTGAAATAGATTTAGGTAATGGCACTAACTATAATCCTCAGGAAGCTCTTAATATGTTCTTCCAAACAGGTAGTGTAATTGGTCGAAGCTTCACCGCAGATGGAGACGCTAATCCTGGTGCTGTACCTATTAAAGAGATATCAAGTGGAGCAGGAGCGGGTAATAAACTCCAAGCGTTAATAGGCAACTACAATTATTATCTTCAAATGATTCGTGACGTAACGGGTCTTAATGAGGCTAGAGACGCGAGTGTTCCAGATCCTAAATCATTGGTTGGCGTACAAAAGCTAGCTGCTGCAAATTCTAATGTTGCAACGCGACATATATTACTTGGATCAATGTTCTTAACAAAGGAAGTTGCTGAAGCTCTATCGCTAAGAATATCTGATATATTAGAGTACTCACCAACAGCAGACGCGTTTGTTCAGGCAATTGGAGCCCATAATGTAGCTACGTTGAAGGAGATGAAGGATCTATACCTATATGACTTTGGTATATTTATTGAGTTAGAGCCAGATGAAGAGGAAAAGCAATTACTAGAAAATAATATACAAACAGCGTTAGCTCAACAGTTGATAGATTTAGATGATGCTATAGATATTAGAGAAGTTAGTAATTTAAAGTTAGCAAATCAATTATTAAAAATAAAGCGTAAGAAAAAACAAGAGCGTGACCAAGAACTCCAGGCCCAACAAGCGAAAGCTCAGGCAGACGCGAATGCACAGGCTCAACAAGCCGTTGCTCAAGCTGAGATGCAAAAAAATCAGGCAAAAGCTGAAGCGGACACGCAATTAGAGCAAGTTAAAGCACAAACTAAATTAACGCATCTTCAGGAGGAAGTTAGATTGAAAAAAGAGTTAATGCAATTCGAGTTTGATTTAAATCAACAACTCAGAGATCAAGAGCAATCTAACATCAAAGATGATCGTATGGAAAAACGAGGATTAGAGGTGATGAAAGAGCAAGGTAAAGATAGACGAGAAAGTGCTAAACAAGGAGTTAAAAAGTTTGAGTCTTCAGGTAATGATATACTTGGAGGCGGAATGGGTTTAGATAAGTTCAACCCTCAAATTGGAACTTAATTAATTATATAATATTTTATCATGGAAAATGACAACCAAACAGATCTTGAAGAGGTAATCAACGAGGTCGAAAATGAAACGCCACAAGTGGAAGAAGTGGTAGAAGAAAAACCAGAGATTGATCTAGATAAATTCGAAACAAAAGATGACCCAGATGTTATTAAAGTAGATTTATCAAAACCACCAACCAATGAAACTAAAGAAAGTAACACTGACGACACAGGAGTGGCTGGAAGCGATGAAGGTTCCGAGTCCGCACAAGAACAAGAAGAAGTACAACAGGAAGCAGAAGTACAAGGAGAAGTACCAGCATTAGAGGAGGTAACCGATGATGTAGAAGAATTCAAAGAAGAGATAGCTGAAGCTATCGACGAAGCAGAAGCTTCGGGCAAACCTCTTCCTGAGAATGTTCAGAAGTTAATTGACTTTATGGATGATACTGGTGGTGATATTGAAGACTATGTTAAGCTTAATAGAAATATTGAGGACATAGATGATCAAGACGCTTTACGCGAATACTATAAGAGAACTAAACCTCATTTGTCAAATGATGAAGTAGACTTTTTGATGGAAGATCAATTTGCATACGATGAATCTGAAGATGATGAAAGAGATATTAAACGTAAAAAATTGGCCCGAAAAGAGCAAGTTGCTGAGGCCAAGACCTACTTAGACGGGCAAAAGTCTAAATATTACGAAGAGATTAAAGCTGGAAGCAAGCTCACTAAAGAGCAGCAGAAGGCAATTGATTTCTTCAACCGATACAATAAAGAGGAGAAGCAAAAACAACAGCAAATTAAAACTACCGCTAGTGCTTTTAATAAAAAAACCGAGCAGGTTTTTAATGACAAATTCAAAGGTTTTGAATATAATGTCGGAGATAAAAGATACAGGTACAATGTTAATAACGCTGATCAAGTAAAGGAAACTCAGTTGGACATTAATAATTTCGTGAGAAAGTTTCTTAACGAAGACAACACAATGTCAGATGCTAAAGGTTACCACAAAAGCTTGTACACAGCTATGAATGCTGATGCTATTGCTCAACATTTCTACGAACAAGGTAAAGCTGATGCTATCAAAGATAGCGTAGCTAAAGCTAAAAACATTAACACGTCTGCTAGAACTACTCAAGGAGGACCTAAAGGAGGTGTTAAAGTTAGAGTGTTAGATAATGATACTTCTCCTACTTTTAAGTTCAAAAGAAAAAAGTAAATTAACAATTAAAGAAAATTAAAAATGGCTATTACAAGTTATTCGAGTGGCACATTCGCTGCCGCTCCAATTCAAGCCGCGTTAACAACTAATTACATCGACTTCGCAACTGGATCAGGTGTGGACTGGGCACAGCAATACGTACCAGACCTTATGGAGAAAGAAGCTGAGATCTTTGGTAATAGAACTGTTTCCGGCTTTCTAGCGCAAGTAGGCGCTGAAGAAGCGATGAGCGCAGACCAAGTTATTTGGGCTGAGCAAGGTCGTCTTCACTTAACATACACATGTGAGATTCAAACTGCTAGTACATCTCTAGTAAAGATCGTAAACGACGTAGATAATAACGCTATTGGTGCTAACCACGGTATCCGCGTTGGAGATCAAGTTTTACTTGCTAAAGCGGGTACGACTACTAGAGGTTACGTTGCAGAAATCTCTTTAGATAATTCAGGATCTGCTGCAACCTCATCTAATGAGTTCATCACTGTTCTACCTTATGGTCAAGCAGAGTTAGGCACTAGCTCACTATGGGCTAATGGCGACGACACTTGTAGAATTATGGTTTACGGTTCTGAGCACGCTAAAGGTACTACAGGTAAAGCTGCAGGTAACAAGCCACAGCACAAATCTTTAACAAACAAGCCAATTATCCTTAAGGATATGTACGAGGTATCTGGATCAGACGCTTCGCAAATTGGTTGGGTTGAAGTAGCTGCTGAGGATGGAACTTCAGGTTACTTATGGTACTTAAAGGCAGAAGCTGAAACTCGTCTTCGTTTCTCTGATTACTTAGAGATGACTATGATTGAGGCTAACACAGGTGATAGTACTTCAGAGATTCACGATCACACTGGCGGTTTAGGTACAGACGTTAACGTAGGTACTCAAGGATTATTCGCTGCTATTGAAGAGCGTGGCCACGTAACTACTGGTGTAACTGGTGTTAACGCGACTACTGATTTAGCTGAGTTTGATGACATGCTTGCTAAGTTTGACGAGAACGGTGCTATTGAAGAAAATATGTTGTTTGTAAATCGCGCTACAGCTCTTGCTATGGACGATATGCTTGCATCTATGAATTCTTACGGTGCTGGTGGTACTTCTTACGGAGTATTCGAAAACGACGAGGACATGGCATTAAACCTAGGTTTCTCTGGTTTCCGCCGTGGATCTTACGATTTCTACAAGTCTGACTGGAAGTACCTTAACGATAAGGCTACAAGAGGATTTATCAACGCTATAGATACAACAAACGCGGTTCGCGGAGTTGTTATCCCAGCGGGTGTATCTTCTGTATACGATCAGCAGTTAGGTAGAAACCTCAAGCGTCCGTTCTTACACACTCGCTACAGAGCTTCTCAAACTGAATCTCGTAAGATGAAGTCTTGGGTTACTGGTTCTGTTGGAGCTGTAACGTCAGATCTTGACGCTATGCAAATCCACATGTTATCTGAGCGTTGCTTAGTAGTACAAGGTGGTAACAACTTCATGTTGATGAAGTAAACTATATTTGACGAAACTACCTCACCTTCGGGTGGGGTAGTTTTATATTAACTTTTATTATATTATATTATGGCTAAAAAGAAAACACAAGAGGTTGTAGAAGAACCTCAAATAGATACAGTTGTAGCTGAAGCGCCAAAGCCAAAGCCTCAACCAGTAGTTGAAAAAGAACTACCTAAAAAAGATACTTGGGAAGTAAAAGATAGGCATTATTTTCTATTAAATAACATGACGCCTTTGACGTATTCTGTTAGATCTTCAAATATACATTATTTTGATGAAGAAAAAGGTTACGAACGAGAGTTAAAATACACATCTAATCAAAGAACTTGTTTTGTTGACGAGATGGTAGGCGATCAAAGATTAGAGCACATAACTTTCCAAAATGGAATACTTCACGTGCCTAAGCAAAAAGTTGTTTTGCAGAAATTACTATCCTTATACCACCCTCACAGAGATACTCTCTTTGCTGAGCGCAAACCTGTTAGAGAAGCAGCTAGCACTATTGATTTAATCGAACAAGAGATTGAAGCGATGAATGCAGCCTTAAACATGGATATAGATATGGCAGAAGCAGTAATGAGAGTAGAGATTGGTTCTAAGGTATCTAAGATGAGTTCTAAGGAGCTTAAGCGTGATTTATTACTATACGCTAAGAAGAACCCTCGTTTGTTCTTAGAGTTAGCGAATGATGATAACGTTATGTTAAGAAACTTTGGTGTTAGAGCGGTTGAAGCTGGAATTTTACAGTTATCAGCTGATCAACGTTATATTTCTTGGAGAGATAACGGTAGAAAGCTAATGACAGTTCCTTTTGATGAACACCCTTACAATGCCTTAGCCGCTTGGTTTAAGACTGACGAAGGGATGGAGATATACTCCAATATAGAAAAACGATTAAAATAATAATCACTTAGTTGGGTGGCCACCCTTCGGGGTGGTCACTAAACTATAAAAAACGAATTATGGCAGTAAGTGTAGATACGGTATATCAAAGAGTTTTAGCTCTTGCTAATAAAGAGCAAAGAGGTTATATTACCCCGCAGGAGTTTAACTTGCTCGCCAACCAGGCTCAAATGACTATATTTGAGTCTTATTTTTATCACAAAAATCTTCGCAATAGAACCGAGCCGGACAGATCTAACGAGATAGACGAGACTGATATAGATGAGTTGTTAGCAAGAAAGCTATCACCTTTTTCTATATTTCAAACTGTTACGAGTGGAACTACGTTTCCAGTTAACGGAACTATAAGCTCTGTAGCTAGACCAGTGTTTCAATACGGTATGGTATTATCCGGTAACGAACCGTGTCAAAAAGTAAGTGTGTTTGAAGCTCAACGTTTAAAAAATTCAACTAGGCATATGGCTACTACAGCCGGAAGAGCTCCTATATACTGCGACAGTAGAACAACAGGTGAAGACATACAGGTATATGACGGTGGTGACACTCCTGTTTCAAGTAGTGTTACTGTTGAATGTTTTTGCACGCCAAGAGAGGTTAACTGGGGATATGTAGTTGTTAACGGTAATGCGCTATCTAACCCATATGCTTCAACTGACTTCGAATTACATAGATCTGAAGAAGATACTTTAGTCTTTAAAATACTAGAGCTAGCTGGTATTGTAATGAACAAAACAGGTTTAACAACAACTATATCTCAACTTGCTGCTGGCGAGGTGCAGAGTCAAAACCAATAATTAAATGGGAGTAACAATAGATAGATATCACGATTATTACGTAGACGCTGGTGATCACGGCTCATATACTAAAATAAGTCTTGAAGAAATTATAGACTCGTTTACAGCTACGTATGTTGGTAAAGACAAGTTGTGTGAAAATGTTCTTTTATCCGACATTACTTTCCACGCTATTAGAGCTTTACAAGAGTTGAGTTACGACACTCTAAGAACTACGAAAGACTGGGAGATTGTTGTACCATCTACATTGGTTATGATTATGCCAATAGACTACGTAAATTACGTTAAAGTTTCTTGGAGTGATGGTAATGGTATTGAAAGAATACTTTATCCTACTAGTAAAACTTCTAATCCTAGAGATATAACACCTACGTTAACAGATGCGGGAGCATTTGCTAGCCCTGGAACTGACACGGATCTAGCTGATGATGAATTATCTACTACTTGGAATAATTATAACGCTCAAAGCACTACTGAAATAGGTAGTACTAACGCTGACCACGTAGATGATGAATGGGGACAATTAGTGGGAAATAGATATGGTCTTGATCCGCAGTATGGTCAATCTAACGGAACATTTTTTATTGATGAAGAACAGGGTAAATTTCACTTTAGTTCTAACTTAGCTGGTAAAACGCTAGTATTAAGATACCTTAGTGATGGCATAGTATCCACTAGTTCTGCTTCTTCTACGATAAATCTAGCTGGAAGTTATGTACCAAAATTAGCTGAAGAAGCTATATATAAACACATATTATATGGAGTATTATCAGCTAGACGTGGTAGCGATCCTAACATGCTTGCTTTAATAAAGAAGGAAAGATTCGCAGAGACTAGAAAAGCTAAACTAAGACTATCTAATATCAAATTAGAAGAATTAACTCAAATACTTAGAGGAAACTCTAAAATAATCAAGCACTAACGTATGAGTACAGAGTTGAAACATACTTTCTCCGCTGGTAGAATGAACAAGGATCTTGATGAGAGACTTGTACCCAACGGAGAATATAGAGACGCAACAAATGTAGAAATAGCTACATCAGAAAGTTCAAACGCTGGAGTAGTTCAAACTATTTTAGGTAATACTAAGCGTGAGACTATGGCTACGTTTGATAACTACACATTAGGTTCAACATTAACTAGTTACTACGATCTCGTATCAAGTGGATCTCTTCATACAAATTCAGCGACGTGCGTTGGAGCTATAGAGGATAAAACAAAAGATGTTGTATACTTCTTCGTACAATCGTCTATTAACACTGTAACAGGCGTTGCCTTAAATACGTGGAAAGATTATATCTTAGAATACAATACGGTAACAGAAAGACTTAGATATGTTTTTGTAGATATTTTCTACGTATCTTCTACTGTAACGTCTACTGTAAGCTCATCTAATACTTTCCACGTAGAGCTAGGCGCTGGAGTGGCAACCAACCAAACGGGTATTAGAATTGGTATGACCGTGACAAGTGGTGATATAAATTCTACGAACGACGTTTTAGTAACCGATATATCTTATGATACAACTGGAGGTGTTAATAAATGGAAGATCACTGTTGATACGCCTATTAACTTAACAGCAACTAATGCTATACAATTTACTGGTGAAAGAGTTCTTGAGTTTGAAAAAGGAGAATTAATTCCTGCAATAAATATTCTTGACGATTTTATATTCTGGACAGATAATAAACATGAACCTAAGAAAATAAACGTAACAAGATCTATATTAGGCACAGGTGGTACAGAACCTTTACACAACGCGGGAAACGGTGGTTACACAGCAGCGACTAACGCTATAAAATCTACGTTCCAAGGAGAAAACCCATACTTCCACACACGCTTAGTTGTAGCAGGACAACAGATAAACTCGTATGAAATAGTAACAAACCCAGATACAAATCGACCTATATACGTCGGCTTGCCAGATGTAACTGTTATTAAAAGAGCTCCTGTAACCGCGCTAGAGCTTGACATGTATAGAACATCAACTGATAGGGTTAACACCATAACAGGTGTACAAAACCCAGTTTCAGGAACTACATCGGCAAACTTTACAACGTTAATGGAAAGCGGCTGGAACGAAGCCGCGAACGAACTTATTGTGCAACCTGGTACAGAAGTAACAGTAACTTTTAATCAACCCGTTGATTTTCGTATGAACGACGTACTGCTGTTCGCTTCAATGGACAATAATTTAGTGGACTTAGATGAAGACTTTGATGTAGGCATAAGAGATGTTAGAGCTAAAGTGGTATATTCTCCAGGTGATGATTTAAATCCTAACGTCATACACGCAGGCCCATTTATAGTAGAAGTACTTTCTATTAAGGAGGACGTAACTATTGCTAACCAAGAATGGATAGTAAGATTAGAAGATAAAGATCCGCTATTTAATTTAAAATTCCCTAGATTTTCTTATAGATATAAGTACGAAGATGGAGAGTACTCTACGTTCGCACCTTGGTCTGAAATGGCTTTTTTACCAGGTCACTTTGATTATCAACCTAAAAAAGGTCATAACTTAGGAATGGTAAATGGATTACGTGGATTAAAACTGAAAGGTTATTACCCGCAATACAAGTCTCGACCTAGCGATGTAGTAGAGATAGACATACTGTATAAGGAGACTAACAATCCTACCGTATATGTTGTTGAAACTATAAGACCTACAGATCCACATCCATTATGGCCGAATAACGCAACTAGTGAATTTCCAAACAAAAGAGGTGAGTTTGAGTTGACGACAGATATGATACACGCTGTTGTCCCTAGTAATCAACTTATACGACCGTGGGACAACGTTCCCAAAAAAGCTTTAGCTCAAGAGGTAACGGCTAATAGAATAGTGTACGGAAACTACGTTCATAATTTTGATGTAAAAAACCCTCCAAAAATTGAACTGTCGTTAAATGCTGATGAGTATACTTTAGATTACAACGGTTATCCAGCTCCATCTGTAAAGTCTTTACGCGATTACCACGTAGGAGTTGTATTTAGCGATCGTTATGGAAGAGAAACACCCGTGTTAACTAACGAAGCTGCTACAATACGTGTCAACAAATTAAACACCGCAACCAGAAACAGGTTAAAAGTTAGTTTAAGTAATTCTATTGAGCCACCTAGTTGGGCTGAGTATTATTCTTTTTACGTTAAAGAAACATCTGTCCCTTATCACACGTTATCTCAAGACCGTTGGTATAACGCATCTGATGGCAATGTGTGGTTATCATTTCCTTCTTCAGAAAGAAATAAAATAGATGAAGAGGATTTCTTGATACTTAAAAAAGCGCATGGATCAAACCACGTTGTTCAAGATAAAGCTAAGTATAAAATACTGGCTATAGAAAGCGAAGCACCAGATTTTATCAAAACGCGAAGATTAAGTATCGGTAGAACTATCCAAGGTGATGCTATAGGTGAATCTGGTATAGGATACCCTTTACCTAATTTCAGGCGTGTTTTTGTTGAACGTGAGGAATTTATATCTACGTTTGGAGATCAACTTCATAGAGAACGACCAAAGAACTTATATCTTAGAATATGGCAAGGATCGGAAAATAAATCAAATTTTTACTTAGTAACAAACATTAATTACACCGGTGATGAAGATGAGGGTGCGAACACCGACCCATTTGCTATTACTGTAGAGGAATTATTTGGTGATGATATAGGATTCACGTCTACAGACGGTACATACGAAGGAGCTTCTGGTGTCTCTGGAATTCAAATAGAACTTGTAGAGTTTAGAGTTATGAATTTACCAGAATTTGATGGTAGATTTTTTGTTAAAGTATTTAAAGATGACGTGCTGCAAAAGTACGTTGTTGAATCATCTCCAAGTGAATGGTTTGTCGATATGGCTATGCCGGTGTCTTATATTAACAATAATGGTTATATTAACGCTGGTACTAGAATGGGTACCGCTCAAACTGGAGCCTTCGGATATGCCGGGGTTGTTCCTGAGCGCCCTATATATGCTAATTTAAACGACGGTACTAACTCTACTTACGATCTGAATCAGGATGGGTTTATGGATAATTGGTGGACAAACTACCCTTATAACGGATTAGAATTCTGGACAACATGGAATTATTACAGGAATGAAGCCCATCCAACTGAGCATAGTTGGTCTACTTTAAATGGATATGTCGGTGATGGAACGCACATACAGGGAGCTCCATATGTTTGGTTAAACGGTGACGATACCTACGCTGGTATTACAAACATGGCCAGCTTAATGGAAATATGCAATATACGTAGTATAAACGGAAATGGTTATACAAACGGTCCTTATCAAGAGGATACATATCACGCTGCTGCTGTAAGGTACTGGAAATATATTAATTCAAAACCTAGGATTTTTATCGATGCTTGCACTGCGTATAGTTACGGCGGTTGGCAATACTCTAGACCAGGTACTAGATTTAATTCTACAGTAATAAATCCAGGTCAAATTAATCCAGACGGATCAATAAATAACGCGGGTTCTCCCGACCAAAACTCCGATAATGGATTTTGGGATTTCATGGCCGGTGCGCCAAATACAGGCGATATCTATGGCGTTGGTGGTGATAACTATCCAAGTGATGCGCAGGGTCAAATTACACCAGGAGACGTTGGTCCACACAACGTTCATAACCGTGGAGCACTAGCGTTATATGGAGTACCTGGAGGATCAAGTGTTGATCCGGATTCTGAAGGTGGAATTACTAATATACCAGCACCAACGGTTTCTGGCACTGGAGGTGCATTTGGAGATTACTACGCAGCGGGTGGGCAAGGCGGTGCAGCCGAAAACGGGTATAGTGATTTAAACCCGGCGTTTCACGGCACACCAAGTAGAGGAATATGGGATGTTAATAACTTCTCAGCTATAGATTTATCTTGGTGTGGCTGGGATGACACGGAAGGAGATGATGGAGTACCAAACACGGAAGAAACAGTTTCTGTGAATATATCTCAACATCCAGAAGACACTTATAACAATATGGTTAAAGAGTTTATGGAAAAACTCGTTGAGCCTGGCACTAGATTTAGATTTCAAAACGATCCAGACAAGCAGGTGTATACAGTATTTCCTTACGTATATCCATATGTTTTTGATGGGTTTGATAACCCATCATATTATGATCAACCAACTAGTATACAAGATGGTGTTTATGGTATATTTAACGTAGGAAGTGATCCAAGTAGTGACACTGGTCACATGGAACAGTGGGCTAATTGGAATAGAAGACAACGCTGGACAATATTAGTTGAACCTAAAATAGGTGACACCGCGCGTGGATATAACCCCATACACGGTACACACCCAACCGCTCTAGTTAATGTCAATGAAAACGGTTTCTTACTTGGTGTTGATGATCCTGACTTTAGAAGAGCTTTAAAACATGATGGTACTGATCAAGATATTATAGAAATAGTACATCCTTTTAGTGACCAAAGTTCACATTATTCTGACAATCCAGGTATATGGGAAACTGAACCTAAAGAATCTGTTGAACTAGATATATACTATCAAGCAAGTTCGCTAATACCATTAGTGCTTAACGATAAGACAAATGAGGAGTTTATACCTCTAGGATCTGAACTTGTTCAAGCAAACAGTTATTTTGTACCAGGTGAACCTACTAATATTCTAGATGCCGCACAGTTAGTGCAAGTTGTATATAATAACAAGTTACAGGTTCTAAGTTGGGACAAAACAACTATTACTTTAAACGGTAATTTATATTGGCCTGAGATTGTAAATGCTTTTTACAGTAGTCTTCAACCAAACTACGACGCCAACAATCCCGTATTAAGCGCTGGCGAAGTGATTCACTTCAACACGCCTAATAACAACAGTGTCACAGCCGTTGTGGCTGAGGACGTGTATCTTAGTAACGCAACAACAAACATCTCACTTGGAGGTGTTAATATAGATATAAAAATAACTGGAGATATTAGCACAGAAAACGTAGATCATATGCTATACACCCAAGAGCATAAGCTTGGTTGGAATAATTGTTGGTGTTTTGGAAATGGCGTAGAATCTGATAGAATAAGAGATGACTTTAATGCGCCTGAAGTAGATAATGGTGTTAAAGTGTCTGCGTCTGTGGATAATCCAGATGTAAAAGAAGAGCGTAGGAAGTATGGTATGATATGGTCTGGTATATATAATTCTCAAGCTGGAGTAAATAATACTAACCAATTTATCGCTGGTGAAAACATAACTAAAGATATAAATCCATCTCACGGTAGTATACAGGCTTTAAAAGCAAGAGATACTAGAGTGATCATGTTCTGTGAAGATAAAGTTCTTCGAGCAGATACTAATAGAGACATGCTCTTTAATGCTGATGGTAGTTCTCAAGTTGTTGCTAGTACAGCGGTGATTGGTAGCGCTGTAGCGTATCAAGGTGACTACGGTATATCTACAAATCCAGAGTCCTTAGCTGTAACACCTAGAAACATGTTCTTTACAGATGTTATGAGAGGTAAAGTTTTAGCTTTGAATGACAATGAGGGCATACGTGATATATCAGAAGCTGGTATGAAGGATTATTTTTCGGATTTAATGGCTCGTAATGTGCACTCTGCTATAGGTACGTATGATGAGCGCAAAAATGAATACAACGTATCAATAGGCACTAAATATAAACACGAACAACATACTTATACTGCTCAAACAACAGTATCCTACAATGAGAGATCTAAAGGTTGGTCTAGTTTTAAAACGTTTAGCTCTACTGTTAGTGTATCTGGAGCTTTGACAGAAGTCAAGGGTTTAGAAACCGGCGTGAGTTTAAATAACGAATATTATACTTTCTTTGATGGGCATATTTGGCAGCACCACCACAATGCTACGAGAAATAATTTCTACGCAACACAAAATACATCTGATATTACGTTGTTATTTAATGATCAACCTGAGTTTATAAAAAGTTTTAACACTTTAAACTACGAGGGTTCACAAGCGAGAATAACAAACTTTGATACAGAAACGTTTGATGGTTATTACAATAATGATGTCACTACCAATGATGGGATTCAAGCAGGTATCACCACTATTACTGATGGTGAATACTTTAACTTAGGTGGATCAGGCGCTGATAGCGTTGGTACAGCAGGTTGGTCTGTAGAAAATTTAACCACAAATCTACAGTCATGCGGTAGCTTAGAGTTTAAGGATAAAGAAGGTAAGTGGTTTGCTTATCCAACGGGTGAAACTACAACGCTGAATAATCTAAATGGAAAAGAGTTTTCTGTTCAAGGTTTAGGACAAGCTACAATGACTCACGCTGGTGGTGCAGCTTACAAAGGTAATATAACTATAACTGTTAAAAACGATTCAGCTAATGCAGCTGGAGATGTAAATTGGGATTAATATGGGAACTTGGTATACAACTACAGCTACGGCAACTGAAATAGGTGGAACAGATCTAGTTGATGATATATACGATATCATTATAAGTCCTGTAGACCCAGATACTGGTATACATAGCGGTACATATATTCAGGCATCAAACTTTACAATCGGTTCCGCAAGCGAAACATCTGAAGGATCTGGTGTATGGACAGGTGGTAACGTAGACTCTGGTGTTGCATCAGTAACTTTCACGGACTTAGGTACAGCTGGTCAAATTAATAATAATGTTAGAGCCCGCGTTAAAATGGGTACAACATCACCTAATGTGGATACGTCGTTTCATATTGATATAGATGAAAAAGCTACTGGTGGTACTACTCAAGTATTAGCAAGAGCCGTGAATTTTTTCGTGACAATACCATACAGCAATAGGTGGACGCACGAGTTTTATTATCCGTGGTCGAATAACTCTTGGGTTCCACAACCAGCAAGTATGAACAATGGGATGTTGGTTAGAACTTTAGTAAATGAAGGTGATGTTGAAGATGATGGTTTTTATAAATATAGATTTGCGGGTACTATAAACGACTACCAACTTGATGCGGATTATCAGATTACAAAAATTGCTGCTTTTAGAACAAACCCCGATACGGGACAGCTTTTAGATCCTTTACCTTCTGTTGTAGAAAGTGGGGATGGAGCACCAGATTTCAATCCTCACAGTCACTATTTTACATACAATACAGTGAGCGGTGTCCAAGGCTACTTTACGCAGCAGTTCTATTCTGATGCTTATTCTACAGTTCTTGGCGAATGGCACGCCCCTCAAACTGACGTACAGGGTAATCCACTTGATTTACCTGGAGTTCCTTATGCTCTTACTTTAACCATATCTTATAATCCGCCAGATATGTGGGAGGGTTGGTTACTTGATGATTATTTATCTTGGTTAGGGCACACTATAAACTGGGACTTCGATACAATAACTCCAACCGGAGGAGTCAGCTATGATGAGAAAATGATTACAAGTGTTAAAGTACCGTCTGCTCTACGCCCAACGTCTGGATATCAAAATATTGTTGTTAGAGGAACACCAGATGCTCAATATGAAATTAGTGTAACAGAAAGAACGAGTTTAAAAGATTTTACACCTGTAAAGTTTTACAGTTTCCATGGCGTTGGTCGATTAACGACAACGCAAGATAGAAATATATTTCAGATCGGTGCTAACGGTAGAAACAATCATAGGTTTATATTGCCAGAGGTAACTGAAAAGAAAATGTATGATATTTATGTTTCACCACTTGGAGACACGAAAATTAAGGAAGGTCTACCAACAAAACTAGGTGACAAAACATTTGAAAAAACTGGTTACAACACTTTAACTATTAGAGCTACAGCCGGTACGGAAGCTAATTGGGATTTAAGTGGTACTGGAACTTCAGTAAGAGACGCTGTTATAAGTAGAAAAGCCTAAGAAAAATGAAAAAACACATAACAACGTATGGTTCTCCTAAATCAAATGTAGCGGGATCAACTAGACTATTACTAGAAGAGCGTAACGATAGAATATTTGAAGGTATGTACGTCACCAGCCCAATGCAAGGGAGTGGTATACCACACTTAACTACTGTTACTAAAGTAAATAGAGAAAAAATAACGCTAAGCAATAGTTGCGTTATCAACCAATCAGAAACTTTAAGGTTTGATACTAAATCTCCTAAATTTGTACCATTCACGCTTGTAATACCAGCTGGCAGCACTTTAGGTTCTGAGCTTGTTGTTGGCGCGGCTGGCACGGCTGAGAATTCAACGTTTAACAGTAGTGTTGGTGACTGGGTTGCACTTGATGATACTGGTAGTGATGTTTCTATAGGTAGAGACGGCGCGAAGTTACAAGTAACTACTACAACTGATAATGAAATAGAAGGAGCACAACTACCCGAGGAGGACGTTGGAGATGGCTCTTCTACATCTCTTGTTGCGGGGCAAGTTTATAGAGTTAGTATGGATCTAGATTTAACTACGCCGGGTACTGGCACTATGTCAATGGTGATGGGGTTAGGTGGTACTTTATCCTCTGCTTTTGACATCACAACAACAGAGACGACTTATACGCAAGATATAACCGCTGCTAATGCTACTGGTCATTTGTTAATATATAACACTTCAGCGACAGCCAGCGTATTTACGGTAGACAACGTGTCAGTGAAGAGGTTGTCATATAAAAACCTTGATGTAATAAGTACTTCATCAGCGAGTTATTTACCAAACTACGCTTTAGGTGGTGCGGTTAATTCATTTAGCGTGAATACGGCTGGTTCTACAATTGGATCTCCTAGTACTGATATAGTGTTAGAAGCGCCTGGAGTACAGTATGGTTTACCCGGAATGGTTGTTAGAGGCCCAGGTATAACCGGAATAGGTGGTGCTAATTACGCTGAAATTAAATCTTCAAATATTGGTAGTAAAAGTATAACAGTATCTCCTGTGCAGGAGATAGCTAGTGGAGTAACATTAACGATAAGCAAAAGCCCAGATCCTGACGCAGCAGTATCAACTATGAGTGGTGTTGAATTAGTACACGCACAAGCTGCGATAACAACAACCTCAGGTGACCCAACCAATAATCAAGAGATAGCTAAAATATACGGATATGTTGAAGTAAGCAAAATTACAGACAACGTAACGCTACCTTTATATATAGATAATCTACTAACTTCATCATAATGCCATTAGTAACTATAAACTTTAATAACCCAATAAATGTATCTTGCCAAGTTGGTGATACAGCGTACTACGTGGCAACAGGTAGTGATGGTGGTTTTACTACAAACGGAGCTAATAATATAGTAGAGATAGGTACTATCTTAGAAATAACAACACAAGATAGTGACTCTACATTTAATGATAGAATTATAGTAGATTCTACGCTATTGGGTTGGGATAGTAATAGCGCCACTTACTTCATGTTGTTCTCAAAAGATAATAAAGCTAACCTAAGCTCACCTTTAGGTTATTATGCTAGCGTTAAGCTAACTAACAACTCAACAACAGAAGCCGAGTTGTTCTCCGTTGGCGCGGATGTGTTTACAAGTAGT